TTGCTTATAACAGCTTTCATTAAAATCCTAGTTCAGTTTTTGCTATAATGTAGTTTTTGACAAAGTTACTACGAACAATATCCTCTACTTCAAACTCAATGAAGTCGAACTCTTCCATGCGCTTTAATACATGAAGAAAGTCTAACATTCCACTTTGTCCCGTCTTTAAATCTGCCTGTCTAAAGTCTCCGCAGAATATAACTCTACAATGGTTGCCCATACGAGTAATAATTGAGTCTAGCTCATGAAAGGACATATTCTGGCATTCATCAATTACAATTACCGCATTTCGTAGTGTAATACCTCTAATGAAAGAGGTTGTCATGAAGTCAACAATATTCTTCTGCTTTAGTATTTGGTACGCATCGCCACGCCCAAATAAGTCTATACAAATATCCTTATAAGGCTCTTCATATACAGATTGCTTCTCTTTCTCAGTTCCAGGCAAAAATCCAATATCTCTTGTCGGTACAGCACTACGAATAATTACTAATCTTTCGTACTCATTCTTTGCCATATCATCAAATGCTAGGTAGCAAGATATAAATGTTTTGCCCGTCCCTGCCAATCCATGTAGTACTAAATTCTTGCTAGATTCAAAAACTTTCAATTGGTTTCTAGTAAGAGGCTCTATCTCTCGCAGGTCTAATCCAGCTCCTGCTATTGTGCGATTTCTTTTAGCCATAAGTTCCCTATACTTTTCTGTGGGTATTCTTCTGTTTAGTTTCAGAATACTCGTACAGCATCCAAGGAAGTCCGTGTAGATGCAAAATACCTGCCCAATTCATTCCTTGTTCGGGAGGTCTTGGTATGGTAAAAGGGTGAGAACACCCTTCAACCCATAAAAGTGATGCTACTTCTTTCTTTATCACTTTTTTAATTCTTAAATATTTTAAGGGCATTGACTTAGTTTTTTCATATATAAAAGGTGCTCCATTACTATCTATGAAACACTTTGTATACTGTTTTAGTAATCCATTATGATTAAACACTGCTCTTTTTAATGGGTACTGCTCTCTATGAGGGCTTTGTGCTCGACGTATGCCAAGAGTATCTCCTGGCATATTTCTATCGTCTAATAATTTTTCATCTAAGAACAGTAGTCCATCTGCTAAATGCCAGTTGCTTGAAGATAACAAGAATACTGGAAATTTTAGCTTACTTACTGTTTTATATGTTATTACCATATATTTTCTCAAACTTACCCATGGAATAGTCCTCTCCTACTTCAAAGTCACAGCCTACTGCAACACCAGGAATAGAAATACCTCTGTCCATTTGTATAAATCCTTGTAGCTGTTCGCTATAATGCTCTACTTCATCGTCTGGTACTTCTGCGAGAATGGAGTCGTGCACAAGTGCGAAAATTCTTGCTTTCATGCCTTTCGCTTTAATATACCCGCCCATGTCTATTGCGCCTAGTAGGTTAATATCAGAAGCAGCAGACTGCACCAGAAAATTAAGACCAGACCTAATGCTATGGCTCTTGATGCCTGCGTCTGTCGACCCGACATTTGGTAATCTCCTTTTGCGACCAAAGAAACTATAAATAAATCCATTCTGTGCGATAAACTTCTGGTTTTCTTCAATCCATGATTTTAATTTATGAAACTCTTTAAAGTAGTCTGAGATTACTTCCTGTGCTTCCTGAGGGCTAAAGTACTTGCCCGAATCTTTTGTAACTTGTTCGCTAATCTTCTTTGGGCCTGCTCCATACATAATACCAAAAGTTACGGCCTTCGCTGCCTGTCTACGGTCTTTGTAAAGTTCTGCTACTTCTTCAACGGGACATGGTAGCTTAAATACTTTCTTCGCAATATTACTGTGGAAGTTGCCGCCTGCACGGAATACGTCCATTAGAGCCTTGTCTTCGGCTAGTACCGCTGCAACATATACCTCTGCTGTTGTTAAGTCCATTGCAACAATTTTGTGCCCCGGAGCTGCTTTAATACACCCTTTTACAATAGGGTTATCCCTAGGTAATTGCTGCATATTGAGTTTACCACTAGAACTGAGACGACCACTAGTAGTGCTATGTAAATTAAAGCCCGTGCGAAGTCGAGAATCCCTATCCAATTGAGGTATGATTTTGTCCAAATAAGTATTTTTAATTTTGGACTTTTGTCGGATGGCCAATATAAGTCCTGGGACTTCTGATTGTTGTGCCAATTCTCCCAAGACTTCCGCATCAGTTGAAGCCGCTCCAGTGCCAGTCTTCTTTCCAGTAGGTTGCAGGCCAAGGAAGTCAAACAATAGAGACCTAAGCTGAACAGTGCTATTAGGATTAAAAGTTTTTCCATTTACCTCTTCAAACTTCGATATAGCTGGATGCTTATAGAGTTCAGCGATTGCCTCGTCAATTTCTTTTTGCATTAGCTCCTGAGACACAACAAGTCTATCTCTGTCAAAAGGTACTCCATTATTCTGGACATCGGTTAAGAATCTCGATCCTGGTATTAGTATATTATCATATACTTTTAGTAGCTTCTTGTTCTGTTTAATTTTTACAAATTTTTCGTAAAGTAGGAATGTACACAATGCGTCCATACCTGCGTATGTTTTCATTACATCGAAAGGAATACTGTCCCAAGTAAATTGGTCTTTTAGTATGCCATTCTCTTTTCTGTAGTTATCAATCCAATCATACATTGGCTTCTCATAATCCCCGTAGGGCGTGAAATGCATTGATAGCTGCTTAAGGCCGTGACCTCCTGGGTTCTCGTCAATAAGGTAGTGTAGTAGCATAGTATCCTCGAACTGAGGAAACTTAAAGTTGAAATGATACTCGAAAAATGCCATGTCGAACTTAGCATTATGAAATATTACTGCTTTTTTGTCAAACAGCTCTTGTAATAGTGCTTCGGTTTCTTCGTTAAAGCACTCGGTATCAATGTATGCGCCCTTCTTATCGTCATATGCTAGGGATATACCAAGCATATAGCCATCACGAGGATACAGTCCTGTGGTCTCCGAGTCAAGAGCAATATAAGGTTTAGGAGCATTAATCGCCGCTCTAATAAAGGTATTAGCTCTTTCTGTGTCTTGAATACCAAAGGCAACACTCTCATCAATTAGTACCTCCTCAACTTCGCCTTTAATATGCTTAATAATATTATCGCGTGAGTTCTCCCAAGTATTTCTAGCCTCTGGCTTAAATGCGAGCATAGCTGGGTTAATAACTGGCAAGAATTTGCCTTCTACTTTCTTACCAGAGTATTCTGTAATGGAATTAATCTTGGTAAAATATTTAAGTGCATCACTTCCGACTAGAATAACCCAGTCGTAGTCGTCTGTATTTATTTCAATGTCACAATCGCGCTTTAATACTTTAGTAATGGTCGGATTGGAACATAACTGATACTGGTCGAATTCAAACTCATGGTCGAACTCTGATTTGTAATTGGTCTTGCTTCTTTTGGTTTCTATTAGGGCAACCTTAGCCATATATTCCTCGATTAGTATAATTTGTCTTTTAGTTTACTTACTTGTACCTGCGTTAAAGCTCCTGGGTCTGTACCTTTTAAATGTATATTTCTATTTAAAAGCTCTGCTGCTTCGCACATAATTTTTACTCTATCTGCGGCCGCCTGTCCTGCGTCGTCTCCGTCCATGAAAATATCTATAGTTTCTACTCCTTGTATTGACAACATTCGTAGTTTATCTTCATTGATATTCTTTGTGCCAAAACAACATACTGCATTTGTGAGTCCCTTGTCGTGCAGGTTTATCATATCATATATACCTTCTACTAAGATAATATGACCATTTATTGGTTTTACTATTGGGAACAGAGGCATCTTTGCACCTCCTGGAGAAATCATATACTTAGGAGTTCCACCTGTAGTATGTCTGCCATTAAATGCTACAATTCTCCCTGAAATATCCCTTATAGGAAAGTTAATTCTCCCTACGAAATCTGTATCTGAGTGTAGGAATGCTTCAAATCTTTTATAGGTTTCTGGTTTAATATCTCTCCAGCTACCTGTATAAGGTAAACTATTTTTGGGAAAAGACAAACCAATACTTTCTGACCTCTTATCTTTAAGTTTCTTTTTTAGAAGTTCTCGTCGTAGTTGTAATTGGTTTGCCTTTTCCCCAAAATAGGTAAATAAATTTCCCTTGAATTCGCAAGAAAAGCATTGAAATATACCTGTTATGCGGTCTATACGCATACTAGGATTTCGGTCTGGGTGTTCTGGATTAAGGCACGAAACTAAATAGTCTCCACCTTTAGGAATAAAATATACATCTCTAGACTTCAGTAGTTCTTCTACGTTCACTATCTGCCTATATCCTTTACATTATCTCTACTAATAACTTGGTAAGCTCCCTTATTGTACGCGGGGGCTAGTGTATACTTTGCAGAAACCTCTGCTCTATAAGATGTGTCTACTATTTGCTCTACTACTTTGGTATCTGCTACTGACTTATACTCTTTAGTATCTCTGCGATACGCCGTACTTTCTTGTAGCGGCTCGAATTTAGGGGTATACCCTTTAGACTTTGGAAGTGGCTTTCGCTTTCTTCCTGAAGGGGAATGACGCAAACTGCCGAATTGAATTGCCATAAAAAAACCTCCTCTACTTTAGAAACTATATTATACTAAAATAGAGGAGGGAAGTCAAGAACTTTTTTTAAATATCATCAATGCTTTCGCCAGTTTTAGCTGAGGAATCTTCCCTCTCCTTGGGCGTAAGAGCGGACTCCGGCCCAATCTTTAGGCTTTCCCAATCTACTACTGACGTAAATGAGGTCATAGCTCCGTTACGCATTTTCACACAGTTGAGGGTAATACAATTATCCTCGTGATCCCAAGTCTCTAAAGTAAATGCTGCATCTGCCGCATCCAAGATACCCTTTGCGAAACGTGCTTCACCACTTGCATCTGTTTGATATGGTGAGAAAACAGTACAGTCATATTCTTGTGCCATAGACTTCAATGCTTTACTTACTTCAATCTGCTCTGTCCAGTCATATTGACCTCCAGTTCTAGAAGGTAGATTTGAGCGTTTTACTTGGTTTATATAATCAACTACGATTACTCCAACATTCAATGCTTTTACCTTCTTATCCAGTTCGGCACGAATCTTAGACAATGTAAGTGACGGATCATAAATAACATCTAACTGCTGAGTCGGGAGAAGCTCACAGTTATTCTTTAAATTATAATGAAACTTAGCAAAGTCGCGGTCTTTTTTATATTCCTTTAAACGCTCTTGACCCTCTTTAAATCTAGAAGCCCACCAACCTGCAACTTTCTCCCACTCGCCAAGACTAAGATTCTTAGTACGAAGGCGATTAAAGGGAACTCCAGTTGCGATAGAGCAGCATCTCTGTAGGATATTTCTGCTATCCATCTCAATGGTGAAATAAATAGCAGATTTACCACTAGCAAATACATTTTGTGCAATATTAGCACAGATTACGGACTTACCCGCACCCCTCTTACCTCCTACCATCACCAAGTCTCTGGGAGAGAACTGGGTGGAGAGGTCGTACTCGGCATTCAATCCGAGCGGGACGTATTTCTCTAATTCCTCTTCTGGCTCGAACAAGTCAATATGTTGCATACTTTCTTGCGGATCTTCAAGATCTACCTTATTCTCAATGTCGAGGACAATTTGATGTAGGTGATCTACTGACTCTTGTGCATCTTCAAAAGCTACACTGTTGTCAATATAATCTTCGAGCGAGTTGAGAATCTCTTTTTGAGTGTATTCATTTTTCAGGTACTGAAGAAGCATAGCTGCATCGGCATCGACAACGACACTTTCAACGGCATATAACTTTTCTCGTGTACCTGAATCACGAATCTCAAGCTTGAGATCATCGAATGTGGGCATTACGTGAAACTTTTCGCAGTGCTTGCTAATTATGTTATAAAGTGTGTGATACTCAGTAGGCAAATAATGCTTATGAGTAACGCTCCAGGTCTGAAAGTCCTGAAGTGCTAACACTTTATTAATTAACGCACTTGCTATGTTAATCGTAATTCTCCCAAATTCGATATGAAACAGCCGTTGAGCATAACCCAACGGCTGTTGGTTTGTACTTTAACTGATGGAATTAACCAGCAGCTTTAGCACTCTTAGCTGCACCATCGTAGTCAGCTGCGCTGATACCACGGCGAGTAAGCATAGTTTTAACGCCACGAGCAGTTTTACCAATTGCTTCAGCAATTGCTTCAACAGTCATGCCGCCTACGTTATCGAGGCCGGCCAAAGGGTCTTCTTTGGTAGCTGACTTAGTAGTTTCCTGGCGTGGAATAGCATCAATCTCGCCAGCGCGCAACAGGCTCAGAGCCTTACCACGTACTGAATTGACTGAACGACCCATAGCGGCAGCGATTGCTTCTACGAATTCACCATTACGTACCATAGATACGAAAGCGGCTTCTTCTTCAGCAGAGTAAGTGCGAACACTTTCTACTTTAGGGGCAGGCTTGACGTGCTCGGTCAATTCCATTGACAGGATTTTGCCTTGAATAGACTTAGGAGAAAACGCACCATCTTCGAAATGGCCAGCAATCTCAGCATAAGTGTATTCACCGCTGTTGTCAGTGACAAAAGCAGCAAGGGTAGCTTCTTGAGCATCGCTAAATGCACGAGTTGCGCCTGCAGAGGCTAATTCT